ACGCAAGATAACGCCAAGTGGCAGCGAACTGGCGGGAACTGGCGAGGACTGCACAGAGCCATCGCTAACTGGCAGGACACAGCCCAGATTGGAAACTGTGACCACAGGGGTTTCTGTGTACGCACCTTTGGTGGTTGAGTTTGCGCGTAAGTACATGCAGGTTGAACTTATGGATTGGCAGGTGCATGCCGCTATGGGATTATTGGAAAGTGACGAGGCTGGTGATCTTGTTAATCGTTCCGGGCTTATTACTGTTGCTCGCCAAAACGGTAAGACTGTTTTAGGGCAGGCAATTGTGGGCACTTGGCTGACCAGCATCGCAGCACTTAGAGGCAAGCCCCAGACTGTGATCAGTTCTGCCCATGAGTTACCACTAGCTAACTTGCAGTACCAATTCCTTGCCCCAATTTTGGAGCAGTATTTTGACGCTAAACCCAAGTGGGGATATGGCCGTATGGAGTTGCAAATGCCTGACGGCAGCCGCTGGTTTATTAAGGCCGCCACGCCATCGGCAGGAATGGGTTTATCGGCTGACCTGATTTGGGTTGATGAAATCTACGCAGTGGATGATGCTGTGATGGCTCATTCTTTGCGCCCAACTATGAAGGCTCGTAATGTGCGCACTGCTGGTGGCTCTCCCATGATGGTGATGACTTCCACGGCTGGCACCGAGGCCAGTACTGCCATGCTTCGATATCGGGAACTTGGGCTGTCGCTTATTGGTGAGCAACGTGCCGGCGCTTTTTACTTTGCTGAGTGGTCACCACCGCCGGGTGTTGATGTCATGGACTGGCAAGCAGGCTGGTGGGGTTGGGCTAACCCTGCACTAGGACAAACCCTAGAGCTGCAGTCAATGTTGATAGATGCTGACCACCCAGACAGATCATCATTCCTACGCGCCAGCCTCAACCAGTTTGTAAACGCTGATGCCTGCTGGCTACAGCCGGGGCAGTGGGATGCTTGCCTGTCAGATATTCAAGGCCCAGAAAATGGCTGGCTGGCTTGCGACTCATCGCTCGATGGCTCACGCTATGTGGCTGTTCGTGCAGCTGTTGATGATGTGGGCGTAGTCCACGTGTCGGTTGAGTTTGTGGTGCAGTCTTTGGCTGAGTGTCAGCAGGCCATGATGGATGCCTGCACTGAGCACCCGACTTTGCAGCTTGCCGTCACCCCAGCGCTTGAACATCATGTGCCGTTGCCGTTGGTTAGGCGAACCAAGGTTGTTGGCTATGGGGAACTTTTGCGCTACACATCACTGGTCAGGGCACAGATTAACGATGCAAAACTGGTGCACCAAGGCGAGCAAAACCTTGCGGAACACATGAACAGATCAGTGGCAATTATGCAAAGCAACCAGTTAGCCCTGTCCAGTAAGCGTTCCCCCGGGCCGATTGAGTTGGCTCGCTGCACCATTTGGGCTGCCGCTTTAGCGTCACGACCTAAGCAGGCTGGTAAGCCGATGATGGTCATCGTTAATCGCTAAACTATTTCTGGTACTGCTCTGGGCGTTGTCGGGATGAGCAGGGCAGTACCACACACACCCGGCAGAAAGTGGCATACTACCGCTATGGGTATTTTCAATAAGCCAGTAACCAAGGCCGCTATTTCCACGCCATCAGTGCAGGCCGCTGTGGGGTACGCGCCAGCAGGCATCAGCAAAAACCCGATAGACAACTTCTATAACTACCAAGAGGGCGCAGCTCGTCAGCGTGCCATGACCATTGCCACGGTATCTCGATCACGCGACTTGCTGGCTTCTGTCATTGGTTGTATGCCGCTAAAAATGTACGGCGAAATGTACAACGATGCCACTGGCGAGATGGAAGAAATCCCATTGGCACCTAGGTCTTGGCTACGCCAGCCAGACCCAGCTGTCACTTACAACTTTCTTATGGCGTGGACTCTTGACGATTTGCTATTTTACGGTAGGGCTATGTGGTATGTCCTTGAACGTACCCAAGACGGCTATCCGTCAAAATTCCAGCGTTTACCAATGGGCTCTATTACCACTTTGGATGAGCAAGGCCCGGTGTTCTTTCATCCTTCTAAGTCCATAAGTTTTGCTGGTAACGAACTGGATTACCGCAACGTTGTGCAGTTTCTTAGCCCTATTCAAGGCATTGTTTACAGTTCAGAGCAGACCATTACGACAGCGTTAAAGATTGAGCAAAGCCGTTACAAAAACGCACAATCGTCTTTGCCTAGTGGCGTATTGAAACAAACTGGCGGCGAACCGCTAAGCGCACAGGAGTTGTCAGAGATTGGCGCAGCGTTTCAAGAGGCACGACTAACCAGCCAGACCGCTGTACTAAACGAGTTCCTAAGCTACGAAGCCAGCACTGCAACCCCAGACAAAATGCTGATGATTGAGTCAGCCCAGTATTCAGCGCTAGATCTGGCACGCCTATGTGGTGTTCCCCCCTACCTTGTAGGCGTGTCCACTGGCGCTTATGCCTACACCAGCAGTGAGCAATCACGCGCTGATCTATACATTTTTGGTGTCAAGCCATACGCCGATTGCATAGCCTCAACGCTCAGCATGAACAACGTGCTACCGCGTGGCACCTATGTAAAGTTTGATACAGACAGTTACCTAGAGGAAAACTATGTAGCAGACAAAATGGATAGCCCAGACCGACCAAAAGAAAACACACAGGAGTCCCTAGCATGATGCGCTTTACTAGCTCAACATTTTCAATAGATGCAGCCCAAGATGGCAGCCCTAAGCGCACCATTACAGGCATTGCTTTGCCATACAACGTGGAAGCCACAGTCTCTGGTGGCCAGACAGTTTCTTTCTTGCCGGGCTCACTGCCCACAGAAGGCAAAGCCCCCAAGCTCTACATGAGCCACGACTCTACGCAGGCCATCGGCCTTGTGACCGAGCGCAGTGATGACGAGGAAGCCATGTACTTCACAGCCAAAGTCTCAACCACAGCCCTAGGTGACGAAGCACTGGTGCTCGCAGCCGATGGAGTTTTGGACTCTGTAAGCGTTGGCGTAAACCCAACCAAGTTTTCGTACAACGAGGATGGTGTCATGATTGTGGAAGCAGCCGATTGGATGGAGTTGTCACTTGTACCACAGCCAGCCTTTAGCGGTGCTACCATCACAGATGTTGCAGCGAGTATCCCCACATCCGAGGATGATTTGAGCAATAATACAGAAACGGCACCCGATGAGCCTGAACCCACAGAGTCAGAGGAGACCGAAGTGTCAGAAACCCCAGCCCCAGAAGTAATCCAAGCATCAGCTCTTTTCGCACAGCCAAAACGCAAGTTTGCTATGCCATCAGCAGGCGAGTACTTGGCAGCAATGCACGCAGGCGGCGACACTTTCGCCAATGTCAATGCTGCATACAAAGAAGCAGTACGCGATCAGCAGACAGCACTTCAAGCAGCTGCTGGTGACGTGCTTACAACTGATACACCCGGATTGCTTCCAGTCCCCGTGCTTGGCCCTCTGTTTCAAGACCTAAATTTTGTCCGTCCAGTTGTCTCAGCTTTTGGTGCTCGCTCAATGCCGAACACCCCAAGCAAGACTTTTGTACGCCCAACAATCACGACACACACCAGTGCAGCAACACAAACCGAAGGCTCAGCAGTATCTGCTACAACCATGGTCATTGCTTCTAACACAGTTACGAAAGCAACTGTCGCTGGTCAAGTCACATTGACAATGCAGGACATGGACTTTACAGACCCTGCAGCAATGAACCTCATCCTTAATGACCTTGCTGGTGAGTACCTCATCGCTACGGACAACATTGCAGCCGATGCTTTGGTTGCTGGTAAAACAGCATCAGGCTCAACATGGACTGTTACCGCTGGTGACCCAACCTCATTAATCAACTCTTTGTATGACGCAGCACGCGAAATTGCAGAGGACAGCAACTACTTCCCAACTCACTTGTGCGTGTCACCAGATGTTTGGGAAAAATTGGGCGCACAGCTCGATGCAAACAAGCGCCCTGTACTTGGCTACACCACAAATGGTGTTCTTGGTCAGAACTCGCTTGGACGCGTTGGCGGTCTTGGTTACAACTCAATGGATGTTATGGGCCTTACGCTTGTTGTTGATAACAACTTCGCATCAGGCACAATGCTTGTCACCTACGCACCGGGCTTTGAGATTTACGAAGCACAGCAAGGCGTTCTCAGCATTGCAAACCCAAGCACATTGAGCCGCACGTTCTCTTACTACGGTTACTTCTCAACTTTCGTTGCCAAGTCATCGTTCATTCAGTCCATCACAATCGCGTAAAGCGAAAGGCGGTAAGCCGCCATGGCTACATACACAGTCACTTTTAAGCAACTGCTAGACAACTACGCAGTGCTACAAACACTGACCGATACCGAAATAGAGGTGGGGCAATCCATCACTGTTGCTAGTGTTGCTGCACCTTTTAACGGCACCTTTGTTGTCTATGCCATGCCCAAGTATGAGTACATCGGCATAGACACTGAGGGCGACCTGTTGTTTAACAGCAATGTCAGTATTCCTAATCAGGTGCTGTTTGCTTGCACAGGCACAGACGTTGAACGCACAGCATCAGCTACTGGCACTATTACCTACACGCAGAACTGCACATGGGTGACAGTGGCAGAACTGATTACATATTTAGGCGTGGATATCACTAACCCAAGTGATGACTACACGCTTGCTACGCAGGCCCGAGCTGCTGCTAACGACTTCTGTTACAGGCGTAGGCAGGAGTCTGGCTACTTTGACAGCCTCACTACTTCGCCGGGGCACGATGTGACGCTCGGGACGCTTATGTATGCAGCGGCATTATGGCGTGCTCGTGGCTCAGTTCAGGACACTTTTGCCACATTTGATGGCATGGGTAGCGCGCCTGTCAGTGCAATGACACCGATGATTAAACAGCTCTTGGGCATAGACCGCCCACAGGTTGCCTAATGCCTGCCACAGGGCTTCTGAACGAGGCTATGGCCGACCTTAAAGCCACACTGGTAGCAGTATCAGGCTTACGAGTAGTTAGCGACCCCACAAAGATTGTGCCTAACTGTGTTTTTCTTGATGCCCCAAGTTTTGAGACTGTCGCTGGTGGTGGCAACATCATCCGCGTAACTATCCCCGTCAAGATTATTGGCAGTGGCACAGCAGCTCAAGGCGTGCTCGAGAACATCCTCAGCATCGTGGCTACAGTCTTAGGCTCGTCAGTTGTCATCATGGCTGGCCAGCCGTCATCGCTGGAAATGGGTGGCGCTACTTATCCTGCCTACGATTTGCAAATGGCGATGCAGGCACAGAAGTCATGAGATACCCCACTGCAGTAGTATTATCTGCTAGAACTAACAACAGATACGGCACCCGGCACCGTTTGACACAGGAGAACCAACGTGGCCACAAGCACTTACCTCACTAACCCAACCGTAAACCTT